GGGGGTTGGTGGCGGGATCGTTGAGGGCGGCTTGCCGCCCGGCTTCAAAGGCGGCCAGCAGGGCGCTCTTCACGCCCCAGACCGCCACGTCGTGGAAGTCAAGCCGATCGCTTCGGCGGGTCTCCAGGGTCTCGATCAAGAGGTGCTCTTGGGCGATCTGCTGCAGCAGGGCTTCAAGGGCTGCGGGGGTCTTGGGGTTCATGCGCCGGGGCTCCGGGGTTGGTTGCGATGCAAAGCATTCACGCTTCGTTCTGCGAAGAAGCCAAGCGGAATCTGCTGGGCCTCGCGAACTTTTTTCAGGGCCGGCGCAAGGCCGCGATACCGGCCTGGGCCATGTCTGCCACGGCGGCCGCGAAGGCCGCTTCGGCGATCCAGGGCGCGGCCTTGGCGTCGTCGATCAGGCGATTGACCACCGGGCGGCTGCGGGCCCGCATGGCCGCGCATACGTCATCCAGTTCTTCATGGGTGGCCCGGGCGACCTGCTCGCGGCAGGTGCGCACGACCATGGTCATGGCGGCTTGCGCCAGGCGGGTGCCCAGGGCGTCAATCTTGGTGGGGTCCATCGCGGCTCCTTTCGTTGGGGTTGATGGGGCGACGTGATGAACGCTTCGTTCCGGGAAGAAGCCAAGCGGAATCTGCGGCTCGCCCGAACTTTTTTCGAAGGCGGTTGCTGATGCCGCGCAGTGCCCCAACGCCATGCCGCCAACCCGGGTGCGCCCAGGTGCTGGCGAGCCCCGGCTACTGCGCCATGCATCGCGGCGCGCAGCACCGGGACTACGGCCGGGCCCGGCGCGGCTTTGATGAGGAGCTCGGCTTCTACCGGTCGGCCGCCTGGCGATCGGCGCGCGCGGCCTTGCTGCGCGAGGAACCGTTGTGCCGGGCATGCCGGGCCGGCGGGCGCCTGGCGCCGGCCACGGTCGTGGACCACGTGCGGCCGATCAAGGATGGCGGCGCGCGGTTCGATCCGGCCAACCTGCAGCCCCTGTGCGCGCCCTGCCACAACCGCAAGACGGCGCGCGAGACGGCAAGGGCCAACGCGGGCCTCAGAGCGCGCTCAGCCTGAGGGGTGGCGCAGGAGGGTCGCCACGCTGGCGATCGCGCCACCGTGGGCCACGTGACGCGCCGTGGGGGCCCTTCCAGCAGGGGGAGGGGGGTCGAATCTCTGGCGCGCGAGGCCGGAGATCGCGCCCGTGCGCAGATTTTTGCGCGTGCGAATTGGACTAAGGGGGGGATAAATGATCGAACCACTCGAGCCAAACGCAGCCATCTTCGTTGCGCCTCGGGACAGCAAATCGGCCTGAGTTCTTGAAGTGGTCCCCAAGGCGCGCAATGAGGAGGCATCTGCTGATCTCTACAGCCTGTTGCGCAGTCAGAGCGACCTCGCGAAGCATTCCCCCGTTTTCGGGAGTAAGCGAAAAGACACTCACCCCGTCGCTATCGACGCAGCAAGTGATGAAGTAGGCGTTATCAATGCCGAGTGGCCAGGCACAGCAACCGGTCGTGACCATCAGAAACCTCAAGACAAATGGCCGGACGAAAACCTCTCCCCACAAGGGTAAAGCAGCTCAAGGGCACTCTGCAGAAGTGCCGTACCAACCTGCGGGAGCCCAAGCCCCAAGGCGATCTGGTCGAGCCGCCGGACTACATGACCGAAGGGGCCAAGTCCGCCTGGCGCTACGCCCTCGAATGCGCGCCGCCTCACCTGCTCAAGCGCCTGGACATGTCGGTGCTGGAGGTCTGGGCCTGCGCCGCAGACCTATACCGCAAGGCCCAGGCCGGGATCAGCAAGACCGGACTGCTGGTGAAGGCCCCGAACACGGGCGTTCCGATGCAGTCGCCTTACCTGGCCATCGCCAACAAGCAGGCCCAGATCATGACCAAGGCCGCCACCGAGATGGGATTCACGCCGGCCTCGCGCTCTCGCGTGACGCTGCCGATGGAGGCAGTCGACGACGAGATGGACCCGTGGGCGGACATCGCGGGCTGACGTCCTGATGGCAGCAACGTCCTACGCCGACGCAGCCCGCCGCTACGCCGAGTCGGTGGTTGCCGGGGAGACCCTCGCCTGCCGCTGGGTCCAGCGCGCCTGCCAGCGTCAACTCGACGATCTGGCCCTATACAAGGGCAAGGCGAGCCCGTTCCGCTTCAACCCGAAGCTCACCGACAAGCAGGGCCGCACTTTCTACCCGGCCGACAACCTGTGCGCCTTCATCGAGCGGCTACCGCACGTGAAGGGCCCGCTGGCCGGCGAGCCGATCCGGCTGGAGCCCTGGCAGGTGTTCATCCTGTCAACCGTCTTCGGCTGGGTGAAGGCAGACGGCAAGCGGCGGTTCCGGCGGTCCTACATCGAGGTGCCGCGGGGCAACGCGAAGTCGACGCTGTCCTCGGCGGTGGCGCTCTACATGCTGACGGCCGATGGCGAAGGGGGTGCAGAGGTGTACTCGCTGGCCACGACGCGCGACCAAGCCCGGATCGTCTTCGGCGATGCGCAGACCATGGCCCGCAAGAGCCCGGGCTTCCGGAGCCGCTTCGATGTGAACGTCGGTGCGCACAACATCCACGTGCTGGCCAGCGGATCGAAGTTCGAGGCTCTGTCGGCTGAAGGATCGACGCTGGACGGTCTGAACATCCACTTCGGCTGCATCGACGAGCTGCACGCCCACAAGACCCGCACCGTCTATGACGTGGTGGAGACCGGCACCGGCAAGCGCGACAACTCACTGCTGTGGGTCATCACCACCGCGGGCAGCAACCGCTCGGGCATCTGCTACGAGGTCAGGACCTTCCTGACCAAGCTGCTGGACGGTGTCTTCGACGACCCGAGCCAGTTCGGAATCATCTACGGGCTGGACGACGGCGACGACTGGACGAGCGAGGAAGCGCTGGTCAAGGCCAATCCGAACTGGGGCATCTCGGTGCGCTCGGAGGTGCTGGCTCCGCTGCAGGCCAAGGCCATGCAGCTGCCGAGTGCCATCAACAACTTCAAGACCAAGCACCTCAACGAATGGGTCAACGCCGACACCGCCTGGATGGACATGCGGGCGTGGGACGCCTGCGCCGATGCGAGCCTGGACCTGGAGGCGTTTGCCGGCCAGCCGTGCTGGATCGGGCTGGACTTGGCCAGCAAGACCGACATCGCTGCACTCATGCTGGTGTTCGCCCATCCCACGGTGCCCGATGCCTATGCGGTGTTCGGCAAGTACTACCTGCCCGAGGACACGGTCAACGGCGCGGGCAACAGTCAGTACTCGGGCTGGATGCGCGCCGGGCGGCTGACGGTGACGCCGGGCAACGTGATCGACTTCGGCTGGATCGAGGCCGATCTGACGGACCTGGTGTCGCGCTTTGCGGTGCAGGCGGTGGCCTTTGACCCGTTCCAGGCGACGCAGCTGTCGACCCGGATGCTGGCGGAGGGGCTGCCCATGATCGAGGTTCGACCTACGGTGCTGAACTTCTCCGAGCCGATGAAGGGCCTGGAGGCCCTGGTGCTGCAGCGCAAGCTCATCCACGACGGCGACCCGGTGCTGGGCTGGATGGCCTCCAACGTGGTCGCCCACCTGGACGCCAAGGACAACATCTACCCGAGAAAGGAGCGCCCGGAGAACAAGATCGACGGGATCGTGGCGCTGATCATGGCGCTGTCGCGCGCCATCCAGCCCGGGGACACGATCATCGGCCCGGGCTATGAGCTGGTGGTGGCCTGATGGGGTTGCTGGAATCGCTCGGCCGCTGGCGTCGAGGCCTCTCCAGTGTCGGGTCAGGGGCACGGGCCTCCAGCGACGACCGATCGGTCTACGGCAACTTCTGGTTCGAGCCCACCGGGATCCGCACGCGTGCGGGCATGCGGGTAAGTGCGGCGTCCGCCATGACGCTGCCGACCGTCTTCGCCTGCGTGAGGGTGCTGGCGGAATCGTTCTCGGTGATGCCCTTCGTGCTGTATCGGATCGGCCAGCGCCGGGAGAAGGTGCCCGGGCACTGGCTCCAGCGCCTGTTCTGCCGGGCTCCGAACCGGTTTCAGACGCCGTTCGAGTGGCGGCTGATGCTCATGGGGCATCTGGCGCTGCGCGGCAACGCCTTCTGCCAGATCGCGGCCAACAGCCGCGGGGAGATCACCGAGTTGCTGCCGTTGCACCCCGACCGGATGCAGGTGGAGGTGCTCGATGGCGGGAACTACCGCTACCGCTACACCGACCAGGCCGGCCGGCAGGTGTTCTACGCCCGCTCGGAGATCTGGCACCTGCGGGGCCTGAGCAGCGACGGCTATGTGGGCTTAAGCCCCATCGAAGTCGCCCGCGAGGCCATCGGCGAAGGCCTGGCCATGCAGAGCTACTCGGCGCGGTTCTTCGCCAACGACGCCCGCCCGGGCGGCTGGGTGGAGTTTCCGGGGAGCTTTGCGGACGCGGCGGCGAGGAACACCTTCCGCGAGTCCTGGCAGCAGGCCTACGGCGGGCAGAACCTGCGCAAGGTGGCAGTGTTGGAGAAGGGGATGAAGTACCACGAGCTCGCGCTGAACAACTCGGACGCGCAGTTCATCGAGGCCCGCGGCTACAAGGTGCCGGAGATCTGCCGCATCTTCCGGGTCCCGCCGCACAAGGTGGCCGATCTGTCGAGGGCGACGTTCTCCAACATCGAGAGCCAGAGCATCGAGTTCTGGACCGACACGATGCTGCCCTGGGCCGAGTGCTGGGAGTCGAGCATCGAGCGCTTCTTGCTCGGCGAAGACACCGATCTGGAGGTCGAGTTCGACATGCGCCGGCTCATGCGCGGCGACTCGGCCAGCCGAACGGCCTACTACCAAGGAGGCATCCAGTCCGGCTGGCTGACCCGTAATGAGGCGCGGGAAGCGGAGGGCTACGACCCCCTGGACGGCCTGGATGAGCCGCTGATGCCGCTGAACATGGTCGAGGAGTCCAAGGCTGAGGAGCTTGAAGCGGGCAACGAGACCCCTCCAAGCCGCCCACCGTCCGAGGAGAGCCGACGTTTGCAGGCGATCCTGGAGGCCGGAGCCAGGCGTCTGGCCCGTCGGGCGGCCGGAGCCTTGGCCAAGCGGCCCGGCACCGAGGTTTTCGACGACGGTTTCGCCGAACTGATGGCCGAAGCCCTGGGCATGGACCCAGGACTGGCGCGGCAGACCTGCTCGGAACTGACCTATGCGGCCGGCAGCCGAACCCTGACCGAAGAACAGATCGCGCAGGCCCTGATGGTGGGCGCGACGTACCGACATTCCCCCGAAGGAGGGCCCCATGAAGGGTGAGTTCCTGATCGCCGACCTGCTGGCCACACCGTGGGCGCTGCGCCGCGAGGTGCTGGCCGGCCACATGCAGGTCCTGGCCCGCTGGCTGGACCGCAGTGGACCTGCCGTGTCCCTGTCTGACGCACCTGACGCAGACCGTTCCAACGCCTTCGAGGCCCGGCGCCGCGAGTCCAACGCCCGGGTGGGCTCGATTGGCGGTGCCGGCATCGCCGTGATCCCGGTGGTCGGCACCATCACCCAGCGCGCCGGGATGATGACCGAGTGGTGCG